GAAGAGTTTAAGTTAAAACGAATAGAAAAGGCAGACCGGGAAATCCGTGGCTTTAAACTTGAGAAGTTAAGATTGATGTGTGAGCGTGACCCAGAACCCCACCTCATTGATTGTGAGGAGTGTGGAGAGCTTTATTGCACCAAATGTGAAGAGCATTTTGAGTTGTGTCCCTGCCTTGAGGTTGATGACGCATGAAACATATAACTCGCATTGCATCCGTTAAAGGGGATGATTATTACGCCACTCCTGTTGAAGCGACAGACGCTTTGCTTGGTGTTGAGAGTTTTAATGGTGCCATTTGGGAATGTTGCTGTGGGACAGGTCACATATCTAAAAGATTAAAAGAGCAAGGATTTGATGTTGAAAGCACAGATCTTGTAGACCGAGGGTTTGGTCAAAGTGGCGTTGATTGCTTGATGGAGCGAGATGTACGCCAGAATATCATTACCAATCCCCCTTTTAAGTTGGCAACGCAGATAGCACGACAGTCTCAGTATTTAGCATCACATAAGATTGCATTGCTTTTAAAGTTAAGTTTCCTAGAAGGCATTGAACGACAGGGATTGTTCTTAGATTTTCCCCCTGCCCGTGTTTGGGTGTTCAGTAAGCGAGTATCGTTAATGAAGAACGGAGAAAGCTACACAGGCGGTATGATGGCTCTTGCATGGTTTGTTTGGGAAAAAGGATTAAAGCAAGAACCAAGGGTCGGTTGGATATGAGGTTCAATAACAAATACAAGGCGATCAAAACAGAGGTGGATGGTATTGTCTTTGACTCAAAGAAAGAAGCCGCCCGGTACTCTGTATTAAAGATGATGCAAAAGGCAGGGCAAATCAGTCGGCTTGAGCTTCAGCCTGTCTTTAAAATAGAGATCAATGGTAAGAAGATTTGCACCTACAAGGCTGACTTTCAGTACATCGATAAGAACATCCGGGGAATGGATGGTCAGTATGGAGCGATGGTTGTGGAAGATGTAAAGGGAATGAAAACGCCTGTGTATCGCTTAAAGAAGAAACTGGTGGAAGCAAGCTATCCCGGCACAGTTATTACAGAGACATAAAACATGAATGTTGTATATATGAGAGATAAAGACATCCTAGAAGAGCGTAAGAAAGCCCGTGAGGAGATCACAACGCCGGACGCAGAGTACAACACGGCAACCAATGATCGAACTGCCCCGGCTGCATACTTTATAGGGCCATCCAGAGCCATTGCCGATGCAAGGTTTCGCAACCATAGTTCCACGTTTCTCATGCTCTGTGCCTTGGCTCTCTATGCCAATAAAGCCGGGACCTTGTTTCCCAACCAAAAGACAATCGCAGAGTTATTAGGAAAGACACAGCAAGCGGTCAGTCGGCAAATGAAGCTGCTTGAAGACTGGGGTTATGTGAAGAAGATCGGACAGCAGAATAGATTACGGAAGGTCGGAAGAAAGGGAGCCACTTGGAGAATCATCTACGATCCCGGTGTCAGTGATGAAGAGTTAACGAGTAAGATGGTCAACAAAGTCGAGTACTTAGAAACACAGGAAGCGAGTGAAACAATGAGAAAGTTATCCACAGTTGCACAACATCAGGTTGTAAAACCACAGGTTAAAAAGAGACAGAAGGCAGAGAGTAATACAACCTCTGGGGGTTGTATGAGTGAACAACAACGTGAGGTTGTAAGTAACGTATCTATTAACGTTAATACTAATACTAAAGAGATTTCTAAAGAAATGGTAAAATGGTACATCACCACATTGGATTTACAACTGGGCACAAGAGGACAGTTCCGATGGGATGATAGGCAAGAGACAATCGCAGAAGAGATAGCAAGCACAGGTGTAACCTTGGACCAGTGGAAGAAGGAGATACTCAAGTCGATCATGTGGTACAAGAAGGAAGAGAGACAACCACCCTTCTCACTTGCGTTTTACAAGGATGCATTTAACAATAAGCGTTGATGTTCAAAACCTAGATGTTCGTTATACACTTTGAACACAGTACAAATAAAGGGAGATAGCTAGGGCGTAGGAATAAAAAAGAAGGGCAGCCCCCCCTTACACAAATGGCACTTATGGGGGGCCCGGGCCTCGTGCGTATAGAGGGGTACTTCACAAAACTTTTTTCAACTTTCAGGAGAGACAAATGGCGAGTTATAATAAAATTACAATCATGGGAAATTTGGGTCGCAGTCCAGAAGTTCGGACGTTTCCCAACGGTGGGCGTGTTGCTGAATTGGCAGTGGCAACTTCGGAGAAATGGAAGACAAAGGATGGCGAAAGGAAGGAGCGTACCGATTGGCATAAGGTTGTCATTAAGTCGGATGCTTTGGTTGGCATTGCTGAGAAGTATCTGGAGAAAGGGTCCACGGTATTGATTGAGGGAACCATGACTCAGAGAAAATACACTGCGACGGATGGCACAAATAAAGTTGCCCATGAGGTTGTGATTGGCAATTACGGGGGATCTCTTTTGATGTGTGACAAGGCAAAGGAACCACCAGGATTCGATGGGTCCTTTTCATCGCCCTCTTTAACCCCGGATCGAGCAGCCGAGCCTGTGCCGAGCAACCATAATTTAGATGATGAGATACCGTTCTGATGAGTAGGATAAAAGGCTTTGGTGGGATTCGTGAGATTAACCGCCGAATAAAAGGCTCGGATGTTATTGTGGATAACCGAGATGCTTTGGCAACAGAATTGGTTAATTTGGGAACAAGCCAGATTACGGATATTTTAACTTGGAATGATCAGGGTGAGGTAAAGGTAAAGGCATCTGCTGATATTCCCGACCATGCCCTTTCTGCGATAAAAAGAATTAGAGTGTTACCCGGAAATGGGATTGAGGTCGAAATGATTGACAAGGTGCGAGTGCTGCAAACGCTTGCCAAGTCAGCCGGACTTCTGGACCGAGAGCAAAACGCCAATCGACCGGCTGTTGTGGAAATACAAATGCTCGGTCCAGAAGGCGACCCACCACCAAAAAAGAAAGGCAAGAGCAAATGAAACAATATAAATATTACGGGTTAAGTCTGAGAAAAGGAAACGTGTACGATTATCTTGAAGAGCCTGTAAAAGATTGGCTGATTGAAGAAGCTGTGAAACTTGATCGCTGTGAGATCGGGCTTGTGATTGCAAGCATTGTGAAGGATGCCTATGCGGAAGAAAGTGGGGCAGAGTGAGTGATCAAATTCCAACGGGAATGAAACTGGATTTTAGCAATTCTCCGCAAGTCTGGAAGTTTCTCAAAGATAAATCCTTTGTTCGGGGGCTCATGGGTCCAGTGGGATCGGGCAAATCTTACGCCTGTGCTGCCGAATTAATGAAAATTGCTGTAAATCAAAAGCCCTCTATTCGTGATGGCATTAAATATTCAAGGTTTGCGATAGTAAGAAACTCGTATCCTATGCTCAAAACCACAACGCTGAAAACATGGCTTGAGTTATTTCCTGAAAGCACTTGGGGTCCTGTGCGATACTCGCCCCCAATCACGCATCACTTGAAATTACCAAGTCGGGATGGGGCTGCCGGGGTCAATATGGAAGTTATCTTCTTAGCTCTGGATCAACCCAAAGATGTACGAAAGCTCTTGTCATTAGAACTTACCGGGGCATGGGTGAATGAAGCCCGAGAACTTCCAAAAGCTGTAATTGATGGTTTAACGCATCGAGTGGGACGATATCCAACTAAAGCCGATGGGGGCTGTACGTGGCGAGGTATTATTCTCGATACAAATCCTATGGACGACGATCATTACTGGTATAAACTTGCCGAGAAAGAAACGCCAAAAGGGGAGTTTGCGTGGAAATTCTTTCGTCAGCAAGGCGGTGTGCTTGAAGTTCCTCTGGATAAAGTTCCATCCGATATGCCCGAAGCCCAAGGGTTTATTCATGCTGCCGGAAAATGGTGGCAGACAAATCCCAAAGCTGAAAACTTATCCAACTTGCCGGGAGGCTATTATGAACAGCTTTTGGGCGGTAAAAACCTCGATTGGATACGCTGTTATGCTGAAGGAAAGTACACCTATGTGCAAGAAGGACGCTCCGTTTGGCCTGAAT